AGTTTTTCAAGGTTTTAGCTGAGTACCCGAGTAAACTTGGTCAGCATTCAACCTAAATTTACTGGGCCTTAATAGAAAGGGGTGTCCAGTGTGCCGATTATACACCTTTCACCCCATAAACTCAACCAAACGTGCGGGTATGAGCCTTATCGCCACCAAATTCCTGCATCATCTTCTGGATTTTGGCTTCGTGAGAGGCATCAATACTACGAAGTAGCTGCCCATTCTCGTTCTTCATAAACATCTGAGATTCAATATCGCCCCAAGTCATGCCAGTAGGATGCTGTCCACCGTCAATTGGTAGCTTAGTAGGTGCAGTGGCACGAACCAAATACTCTACCAGCTCAATAGATTTGGCATCAGTAACAAGATCACGAACCACTTCGTAGTCAGCAGCATCTAAGTTGTTCTTTAGATAGCCCTCAACATTCTTAATGCGCTCTTGAGCATTATCCCCCAGTGATGCAATCTCTTGTTCGTGAGATACCTGCTGTACAGCTTCATTCTGGGCAGACAACAATTCCCATGCGTCACCAAATGCTTCTTGGCTCATGTTGGTTTTTGTTGCAAACTCAGTAAGCTCTTGCAGTAGGGCATCATCACCATCAATGCCTTCTGGGCCTGAATAGCCATCTTTAGGTGCGCCAGTAAATCCACCAAACTTCTTTTCTAACTCGGTATAGGCTTTAGCTTGTTCGGCAACAGACTTATACTTGTCGCCTTTGTACCAATCGGGGGTGTCGCCTGATCCCTTGATACCATCGGATAGGAAATACTCGCCCTCATTAAGGGTTGGAGCACTTGCATCCAGCAGGGTGTCGCTTGTTGTTGTTTCGGGTGCGGCCTGATTTTCATCTAACATTGGTGTTACCTTTTTTGATTAAAGTATTTCAGCTTGTTGTATCTGGTTAATAAGAAACTTAACTACACCGCTTTCACCATTGTGATATGCGGATTCATAGTTGGCATTCTCAGAACCAAATGGGGTATTGTTCTGAAAGATAAAACGCTGTGTTAAATCCTCCAAAACTCTCTTGCCTTCTAGTGTAGCAAAGCAATGATTGTACGCCTGCGCTAACTCAGCAGCCTTTTCCCTGGCCGCATTGTTAGCTTTCTTAGCAGTTTCATGATTAAAGCCATGATGACCGTTTAAATCTTCCCAACTCATAAAGCAGTTTGTCCTTGGTCAGTAGGCGGTTGCCCTTTAACATTCATGCCTTGTTGTGCAGCCTGAGCGCCAGCCTGAATAACTTGTTTCTTTTCTATATCACTTCTAACTAACTCGGGAGGCATACCAGTCTTACCGGCAACCCACGTTCCAAAGTCTTCTAGCTTGAAACCAATCTTAGCTTGATCTGGGCCAGCGTTCTGAAGTACAAACTGAACAGCCTGTTGCACACTCAAGATGTCTTCACCGTCCTGCGCTCTGGCAAGTGGAGAAGTAAACTTAATAGCGACCTGGCGACCATCTAGCTCGATAGGTGTAATGATGCCTCTGCGTGTAAGTATAGCAGCTACGCGCTTAATAATAGGGATCAATACTTCGGTCTGTAATCTGCCGAAGGCAGAGCCGATGCGTTTAGCCAATTCACGCGACTCGATGGCAACCTCAGTGGCGGATCGAACAGCACCAGTAGGATCACGAAGATCGTTGAATAGGGCCTTCTTGATCGACATCTGTAACTCATTGATTTCAAACTGTGCCAACTGTAAATTAGAACCTGTATCTAGGCGTTGAATAGAAGGGTTGCTGCTGTTGTTAGAACCAACTGGAATAACAATGCCTGGGCTTATATTCAAATTGTAGGGGTTAGTTACGCCATCATCGGTAGCAGTGTACATACCTGCTAGGTCAATAGCGGCCTTCTGGAGTACAAACTCTTTGGCTTTGTTGAGTGAGCGTACATCAGGGAGTGCTTGTAGTGCTGGGCCACGACCCCTAATCTCACCAGCTACCTTACTATAACGACCTGTAACCCAAGGGCTGGACGTGCCAAAGTCTTCCATCCAACTAATGCGATCTTCTTTGCCTACCCATACACAGCCATAGTAGGTTTTAGATTTGGGCATATATACAACACCCTCGCTAATATCAACATCAGCTTCTGGGCTTTTTGCAATAACATCTTTTATTTTTTCAGAGGGCTTAAATCCAGGCCATTGACGCTCAAGGTTACGAGCTTTAACTTTAAATCTACGCCAATGTGTTTCGATGCTTCCGTGTGGGCCTTCTTCAAAAGCAATCCCCTTCTGTGGAATAGCATTAAAGATGATGGGCATCTCATCGCTTTGATCTTCATCAATGCGCAAAGTGCCTGTGCCTACTAACAAATCAAGTGCATGCTCATAAAACTGAGTAGCAAAGTTAGATCGGTTAATGTAATCAAAGATAACTTCTGCCTGAATATGCAAGTTGCCCTGTATGTCTTCTAAAGATACATCAAAGTCACCCTCTTCAAGCTGTTTAACAACAAGATTAGAAGCCTCAAAAGTAGCCCAGCGTGACCAGATAGGAGCAATGTTTTCTTGCAGTTTACTAGCGCCCTGTTGGATTGCCTCAAGTGCAGTAGAGTCAAAGATGCGATCCATCTTCTTCTGGCCTGGAGCATAATCTTGAAATAAGTTTCGGTTTGGCAAAAAGTATTCGTAAACATCATCAAGTGTACTGTGCCATTGCAGAGCCACCTCAAATGCTTTAGCTTCTCTTCGCTTTAAGTCCGTCAGTGAACCAAGCTCTTTAGGTAATTCCATTACTTAAGCATCGCGTTTGTTTTTGTTGCGGATGCTAATCTAGTAAAAAATGGCATTTTTCTAACACCACCGTCTTTAGATACCATATAATCTTTAGTAACCGTTGGCCCTGCTGGCCCTTCAGCTTGCTGCATAGGTGTTCCAAGTAGAGATGCTTTGCCTATTTTCTTTTGTGCAATAGCTTTTAATCTGCGCTCACTAGATGCAGTTTCTTTATTTAACTGTTCTCGCTGCGCTCTTTCCATTGCTTTTTGTTCTGCTGTTGGTTTTGGTGCTTTGCCTCCACCCATGGTATTACCTCTTCATGTACTTGTATAGTTGATAGGGAGTCCATATAAAAGGATGATCAATACCAAGAAACTGCTTAACATGACCAACGCAAGTGTTGAGCATGAATAACCTTCTCTTGTTGTCCTTTTTTATATAACTCACAGTTATATCCGTAGGCCCAATTATATCATTTATGTGGTTGACATTATACACCCTAACTCCATCAGTCAACTTTTCGTACACAACGTACTGTCCATTGGAAGGTTCAACCACAAAGCAATGCCCAAAGTCATTGTGCAGTAAGGGGGAATACCAACGACCTGTATTGCCCTTAAAGATTACATAGGCATTCTCTAGACTAGAAGACACTAAAGTTTACTTTGGCTGTGTGGGGTTTAGCAAAGCCACCATCTCTACGAAGAGCAGAACGACCTTCACCTTCACCTTGTAGGGCGTACTCAAGTGCTTCTACTGGGTGAGAGTATTCATTCTTGTCTGGCTGATCACTGTAGCGTTCGCCTGATGTTTGTACACGACGATAACAGAAGCCACCCTGCAAGCCCTTACGTATCATAGAAGCCTTGGGCAAGACAATAAAGCGAGGCTTACCATCCATGCACATCTCTTTCATAGGTACTTCTAAAGCGGCTCTACGCTTGAGGGGATCGTTAGAGTCTGTTGGTTGACAGGGAATGCCAGCAGCTCGCATGATCTTAAACGGTGTATCACTGTTAGCTTGGTTCTTGTTGTCACCAGACGGATCACCCCAGCCCTTAAAGCTGTGATCAGGGTAAGTGTCTTCAATATAACGTTTTAGGGTAGGAGCAAAGTCTACTGCACCAGAGTCAGTGAGAACCATCTCATCAAAGCACACCCATCTCCCGATAGCAGTACGCTGCAAAAAGGCACAAGCAGGTGTACGACCAAAGTCAAAGCCCAGAACGATAGGAGTGTCCTTGCTAGGAGTGAAGTCCATATGGGATGCGTGAACACTGTCTGTGTACATTGGGTGAACCGGCTTACCGTTAGAGACAAAGCCGTACTCATTAGCAAGATTAACTTTAATCCAATCATTTGTTTTACCTGTAAGTCCACGTTTGTAATAGTTATCAGGCAGGTTAGCCAGGTTCTCCGCTTTAGGGTTTACCTTCCATACCTCACCATCCTTATACACGCCACCCTCTTGCCTATGGAAAGCCCAGCCCTCAGGACGTTCAATCTCGGCCAGCTTATAGTACCAATGGTCTTCATCAGGTGCGTTACTGTCACCCAGCACACCATGATGCGTAGGTTTAACTCCTTCCTTGTTGGACGGATAGCGACCATGACGTAAATCAAGCATATCGAGAACGGCCTTAGAATGCTCTTTCGTCTCGTTTAGCCACACCCATGTACACTGGATACCCCTAGCCTTCTTAACGTGCTCAGGGCGGTCAAAAGCGATGAATATGACCTCTGACTTAACTGAGGTGCCATCTTCTAAACGAAAGTTAATATAATGGGTAGGTGGTTCTTTGTTGCCCTGACGGAATGGGCCAAGGTCTTCGTGTATTTCTAGCCAGTCTTTAATGGTTGTGGAGAACAATTCGGAGTAGGTGTTTCGGCAAGCAATGATTCGGGACAGTCTGACACCATAGTTCTTGTGTCCAGGGGTCATCACTGGAGCTTGTTCTGTCATTAGGTCAAATAGCTTGAGGATGGTTTGGACAGTCTTGCCTGAACCCAGTGGCCCCATAATAAAGGAGTTCTGAGAGCGACAGTCAGCGTAATCTTGTAGGACTTGTCCTTGCGGCCCCATACAGTATTCAATGGTTGGCATTATCTTTTCTTGCTCCAGTCGATTGCATCATAGCCACTTTTGAACTTATCACGGGTCTCATTGGTTTGGGTGCGAGGCTTACTCCCCTTGCCACCGTTAGACTCTGGGAAATGCCTGTTACGGGTTTCCTTATCTAGCTTGTGCAACATATTCTTTTTAGCCATTACTCTTCATCTCCATACTCATCATCATCATCTACAGCAGCATTAATTATTGCCTCTACTACAGGGTCTACCTCAACAACCTCCGCTTCTATAGCATCAGTACCACCATCAAAACGTCTACGGGATATTGCTACCACAGCAGAGTTGTCAGCTCGTATCTCTACAGCCTTTAGCTTTGGCTCAGTGTATTCAGCAACCTTACTCCATGCGTTTACAGCAGCATTAAGAGCAGTCACATCACCTTCTTGTTCAGCTATGCCATCTAACTTACTAGCAGCCTCAGCCATCTTTAGTATGGGATGGAATGACTCACCATACATATCCTGTAAGCGGGCCAATAAGAACTTCTTATTCTTGTTCGGTACACCTGGAGGTCTCATATAGCTTGTCTCATAGAATAGATACCATAACCTTTGCATAAGTAAATGTTGTTTTATTTTTCATCTTCAAAATAATCACCAGCCATTCTATCTTCTACAATATAGATTAAGTCAGTCATACCAACTATATCTTTGTCGAATAGATATACTGCAAAGAGTTCAATTAACTCAATATCCATTTCATGTACTTCTTCATCTGTTACTATCTTAATCATATTTTACTTCCATCTGTTACTATTTTAATCATCTTATTTCTCAGTAATTTTTTTTTGCGAGAGACATATATACACACACGGCAGCCACTTTCGGAGGGGGGGGTATCAAGACTCATCATACCTGTATAACCTGTGGATAAGCTGGGGATATACAGTGGGATAACCAGTGGTACAACCTGTTGATAACCAGTGGGATAACCAGCACTGTATAAGTGTACACCTGTATGGATAAACAGCCTGTATGTCCTACTGTATATGTACAGGATACTAACAGCTTATACATTTGCTAGGCGTAATCATCCCATCTCGTGAGATTCACAGCGATATAGTGTGACAATACCTGTCTCCCCTCATTCTTTATTTCTATCCAATTGATTCCTTTACCCTTTCCCTTTCCCTTTCAGTTACCCGATTGTATCAAATTAATAGATAATTGTACAAAAAGTGATCAATTTAATAGAGATTAATACCATTCAACTCTAATTTGACCCCATTCAACTCAAAAAAACAAAACATACTTTACAGATTGTAATGTATCTATATAATGCGACCCAACAACAACGAAAACAGAATTTTTACTTACTACATATATAGGACTACACAACATGGATTATTCAGAATTTTTAATAACATTTATAAAACAATATAAATCAATACAGATGGCACAATGTTGTTTTAACGAGATGGGGGATAAAGAATGGTCTGAAATAAAACAATCTGAGGGATTTGCTATCAGAGATTTAGCATTCTCATTATATCCCGAGTATAGGGACGCAATTCGAGATGTGTGTACAGATGTAAGAGTTTTAACCAAACAACAACATAGCTTGAGATAAAAAGGTAAACATTATGCTACACGTATTAAAAGACTTAAACCGACTGATCGAGCAAAATAGAATTGACTATAAATTAGCATGGCTAGCAGTTTGCGATTATCGCGGTGATTGTTCCGCCACAGTTGAAGCCCTACAAAATATGTTAGAGGTGAGATTTGAAGCCCTTAATTCTAGCCAGTCAGCTCATTACAAAACTTATAAATCACTCCCAAAGTAACTTTATCAGTGCCATTGGTAACAGTGGTACTTATTAAAATTATTTAACTACAACAAAAAGGCAATTATCATGTTCAACTCAAAATGCTACATTAGCCCCAACCTAGAAACTCAATTTGACGATGCGTTTTATAGTGTTAAAAACGATATAAACGGAAACCCACGTTATGTTACTCACTACCTAGCATTTTTAGGCGATGTTGAATGCGGTGTTGATAGCTACGCACTAGCAAAAAAGCGCGCTAATAAGTTAGGTTTTAAAGTTTATCGCGGTAAGGATTTTGGCGGTGGATTTGTTACCACTAGCTATAACTTGGAAAACGATATTGAAAGCATAATTCGAATGAGAGGCCAGTAAAATGGAAACTTATACAGTAACTTTATACGGTAACAGAATCGGCGCGCTTATTAATGCTGATTACATGGTCAGTGAAACAACCGACTATATATCGGCCAAAACTAGAATTAAAGCAAATGGTGGCTGGGGTTCAATTGGTCAGCAATCTTCTTTTGCGCGCGCAATCGCTTATAACGATGATTTTATAAAAGAAGTTTCGGAACAAGGCTTGAACATTAAACGCGGATTTATTGCTATAAAGTAATTAGTTTTAAGCCCCTACAGTGTGGGGGTTTATTAATACTTACTACAACAAAGGATAAACAAGATGAAAATTAAAGCCGAACACTTGCGACACTTAAAATCACAAATTGATCCTATCCTCTCAAAATATGATCGACTTATTGAAGAAT